GCGGATCAGGGAGGTCCCATGTTACCATGGGACCACGCAAGGACCCGGTGCCGGACCCCGCGTAGTACAGAGGATAAGCCGGATTCCAAATAGAATCCGGCTCAAACTCTATCTTCAGCGGGGGCCTCGTGACTGATCGATACCGCCAACCGTCCCATTGCCTTCCGGCACGGGGTGGACAAGCGGTTGAAAAGTCACACACCAGGTGTCCGTCACCATGGCCTTCTGGGCCTAGATGACGCAACTTACGAGGAATAGTGCCCAAAACCCAACTGTGAACATCACCAAGCTTGCGATAAGCAGGCCAAGCAGTGTTCCCAGCAACGGGTACTTGCCGCGATCGAGCGATTGCAGCAAGCTTGCCACGAGTTCTAAGAACCTCGTTAGCAACATAGTAAGCATCCTCCACGGTCCTTATGTCCTTTTTTAATTGAAAAGGACGAACGAAACTACCGTCGAAGTAATCATGCCCGCAGGACTCTCGAAAGAGACCTGACGTAAACGTCTTCTCGAGATTAATCGAGAAACCGGCATAATTACAGATCTCCTGGAAGAGATCATACGCTCCTCTTGGGATGATGACATCATCTCCATATACGTGGAGGTTCTCTCCAATTGAATAAGGAACACCGGCTGTTTCGCAAGCGCTAACTGCGAATGCGAACAGGATCAGCGTTTCCAATTCAAACGTATATGCGTTGCCCATGCTGGTAAACTTGTGAAAGTCATACCAGTTCCCATCGAAAGAATACGACGGGCACCGAGCAACGTCAAGGAACTCGAACCATTCAAATGGTAAGAGATCCATGACGAGGAGATATGCGATAAGGTCACTCGCGGACGAGAAATCTATAGTACATAGATCCTTCTCGACAGCCACAGCCGCCAACTTTTGGTTGATGGTTTGATCATCGAGATTGACCCCCCACCGCATCAAGCGGTGACGCATATAAGACCCAACACCTTTTTGGTACAAACCATTAAGCAACGGTTCGATGCAAATCGGACGATGGGTCTTCGCATTGTCGGTACGAACGTAAGTTCCGATCCTCTGACTATGTCAGCTTGTCGGTTGCTATTCCGCAACCAACTGGGGAATTCTAAGAAGAACTCCTCTACGATCGGCAACATTGGCGTAGCATGCTCAATCTGAGCGTGCAACTTATTATATACGGAGGTTTCCCCACGTACACCATATGCCGCACCAGGACCGAACCTGAAGTTGAGTTGTTCTAGCTTTGGAACGGGACCCAACAAACGGGCAATTTTCAAACGCGAATTGCAATATGCAGATCGCGCACTAGTCGACAGATTTCTCCAGTCGACTTTGCCATGTTTGATGCGATCGTTCGTAGAAGCACAAACAAACTCACACTCTAGGAACTTCCGCTGGGCATTAACCAGAGGGTCATGGCTCGAGTTTAAGTTTGGAAACTTAGACAAGAGTTTGACCGCCTGGTAGTCCAGAAAGAAGTCGGCCGCGGTGCTGTAATCAAGAGGATTACATTCCATTTCGAGAAGCTGGTCGATCTCCCCGTACTTAAGGCGTAAAGCAACGCCAAGAGAAACGGGAGTATCTAGAGCCTCAAGGAAACGGGAGGCGAAGCCAGCCCATTTCAACCTACTTTTCGGTTGAAAGACTTTACGCTTATGCATAGAGTCACCTTTCGGACCCATGCGGGTCCGGGTCAGGAATTAGCTAGAAACAGGAAACTATGTCAGAGGCCTAATAGGGCATGTCATAGTTGTCGATGAGAGCGACTCCTGGCGAAGAGCTCAGGAAGTTCTTCATCAACGCGCGTACATTGATACGCTCCTGTTTGATACACGCCACGGGCAGGGTGAGTCGAAGATCGCAAACTACGCGATAATCGACCTCCGGGCCAGCCGTGTATCCGGTGGTTGTTGAACCACCGGCGGCTACTTCCTTTAGGTAGGGCATCTCCAGCTGCACGCGAGAAATGATATTCTTGCGTTGCTGTGCAGGGTTCGGCCTGGCCATCCACATCTTGATACGATTGTACCCGATGTAGGTGTCACCAAGCCGTTCCTCGAACATCGCATACCCGTCGCCACCGTTAATCAACGCTGGGTCAAAGGTATGCGAAACTGGAGTCGCTTCGCCATCTGAGATGGCGAATCCGGCAGCTGCTGCCATTAGAATCTCCCTTATGGGAAACAAGTGCTAAAATCTTAGACGACGTCCAGAAGGACGGATATCGCCCAAGGTAATAGCGGTTCTTTGGAGTAGCGCCATTGCAGTCGTTATCTTACTGTAAGATAACGATAGGTCTGGCACCGTGAAACGAACTCTTGGAAAGTCTGTTAGGATATACCTATCCTTCCATATTTCCTCGGTTCGCATATGAGTGAACCAGCCAGGAGATCCCTGGATGGAAGTCGAATGTTGACTCTGTCCCCAGATCTTTCTGTAAATGTAACCGTCAACGAACGATACCCCCTGAGGAGGGACTATCGAACGAAGAAAGTCACCGACTGGAAGAATCCAGTCGACCAGAAAGCTAAAAGGAACTAGCTCCCAGGTGATAGCAGCCGGGTTGGTTAAACCAAGCTGTTCAAAAGCGAATAGCGTCGGATCGTCTATTTTGTAGACGACCCTGCCACCCACCTCTATCTTGCCCTGGACTTCGGAACGGTAAGTGCCAGTGAAACTACTGACCTCACCGTGGATCGGTTCACCGAGCTTCGAAGAAACTTCTAGAAGATCGGTTCCTTTCCGCAACCCCTCATCCAAAATGACTGCAGAATTGTAGACATCTTGGACAATTGGGGAAGCACCGAAGGCGAAGCTAAGCCAAGCGTCGGAGAGGATGTCAGGGATGTCCCTGACATTTAAGTTCTTGCGACCCGTAAGAATACGGAGAGCTTGAACAACCTTACCTCGTCGAAGGGCTCTATAACCCTTGACGATCTTCTTAAAGGCACCGGTGACGAATTCCACTGTTTCGTGGAACTCACCAAGCGTTACACCGAGATCTAACTCGATGTTTCGTACCTTCTTGTCGAGACGCGAGATGACTCCGAGCTCAAGATCATCAATGTCGGGTAATCTAACAGAATCCCCGACGTGAGTATCGAGAGACCCTTTGAGGCAAGCATCGACGATGGTATCGTGACCGCGCGAATCGCGCTCGGTCTTGACGCCATTGTACGTGATTGCCTCGGGAGAGACTCCTTCAAGCCTATTAAAGAAATGGGCATTGAAAGGTAATCGCTCCCCGGAAGACTTTAGCTCTAGGTAGTTAGGAGTGTC